AATATCGTCTGGCGCATTCTCAATGACGTCAGCTTGTCTCTATCAATCAGCGTGCTGCGCCGCGAGCTGGACTACTTGCGCACGCTCGGACTAATCGAGCTTGAGGGGCAACAAACCGGAACCTGGTACGGGCGCCTGACCGCACGCGGCGTGGACGTCGTCGAATATACGATCGACGCCCCTCCCGGTGTCGGGAGACCGCGGAAGTATTGGTAATGGAGAACGAGTCCATAACTCGCGCGCCGGCGCCCGGCCGCCCTCGGATCGCGGCACTGCCGCGCTCCGTTCGTGAAGAGCTCAATCGCCGCTTGCTCGAAGGCGATCTCTCAAATTACGCGGCGCTCAGCCAATGGCTAAAGAAGCAGGGATTTCAAATCAGCCGCAACGCCATTGCGAGGTACGGCAGCAAGCTCGAGCATCGATTGGAAACAGTGAAAATGGCGACCGTGCAGGCTCGCGCCGTCGTCAACATGACCGGAGAGGATGACGCAACCTTAAACGAAGCGTTGCTGCGACTCGTCCAGCAGCATCTTTTCGCCGTACTCGTCGAACTCACCCCCGAGGCGACTCGCGCGAATCTCTCGGCCCTCACCCGCTGCGTCGGCGAGATGAGCCGCGCCTCTATCTTGCAAAAGAAGTTCGCCGAAGAGACTCGGGCAAAAATCGAGTCGAAGCTCGCCGGCGCCGCGCGGAAAGTCGTCCAGGTGGCGCGTGCGGAAGGTGCCGGACTAACGGCCGACGCCGAAGAGGAAATCCGGCAGGCGCTGATGGAGATCACTCAATGACCATTGCCGGTCTATCACCGCAACGCTCGCCATCCGCGACGAGTGGACGTTGAGTGACTATTCGTGCCGCAACCAGCCCAAATTGCGAAAACTTCCGCCAATGTCTTGTTGCCATACCAAGTACGATGGCTCGCCGACAAAGCCCCGATTAAAGTCGCGGAAAAGTCACGGCGCATCGGTCTGACCTGGGCCGAAGCCGCGGACAGTGCGCTAATCGCTGCCGCCCGTCAGGGTATGGATACCTGGTACCTCGGCTACAATCACGATATGGCGCGCGAATTTGTCGAGACCGCGGCGTCATGGGCGCGTCAATTCAACAAGGCGGCGCGCGCAATCGAACAAATCGCGATTGACGACGAACGCCACGATATTATCGCCTATCGAATCCGCTTCAGCTCCGGACACAAAATCGTGGCGCTATCGTCGCGGCCCTCAAACCTGCGCGGCAAGCAGGGACGTGCTGTAATCGACGAAGCCGCCTTCCATGATGATCTCAAAGGCCTGCTCAAAGCCGCCCTAGCGTTTACGATGTGGGGCGGTAGCGTTCGAGTGATCTCGACACACAACGGCGCCGATAGCGCATTCAATGAACTCGTCAACGATATCCGCTCCGAACGTAAGCCCTATTCACTGCACCGTATCACGGTCGACGACGCTATCCGCGACGGCCTCTATCACCGCATTTGTCAGAAGGTGCGCAGCAAATGGACGCAAGCCGGCGAGCAAGCATGGCGCGCGCAACTGTTCGAAGAGTACGGCGACGACGCCGACGAAGAATTGCTTTGCATCCCGCGCCGCAGTGGCGGCGCCTTCCTCTCCTCCGCATTGATCGAAGCGCGCATGCGCGAGGATATTCCGGTAGTGCGCTGGGAGATGCCTCCCGAATTCGCGCAACACTCCGAACACGACCGCACTCGCACAGCCGCCGACTTTTGCAACGTTACCATCGCGCCGCTGCTTGATCACCTGGATCCAAACGCGATGAGTTGCTTCGGCGAGGACTTCGGCCGCTCGGGAGATCTCACCGTCATCTGGCCGCTGCAAATGCGTAATAACCTGCTGCGCCGTACTCCATTCGTTGTCGAACTGCGTAATATACCCTTTCGACAGCAAGAGCAGATTCTCTTCTATATAGTCGATCGCCTGCCTCGATTCGTCGGCGGTGCCATGGACGCACGCGGCAACGGTCAGTACTTGGCCGAGACTGCCATGCAGCGATACGGCCAGCGTATCCAGCAGTTGATGCTTTCAGTGGATTGGTATCGCGAGAATATGCCGCGCTACAAAGCGGCGTTCGAGGACGGCGGTATCGAGCTGCCACGCGACGCCGACATTCTTGCGGACCACCGCTCACTCGTGATGGAAAACGGCATCGCCCATGTACCGGAGCGCCGTGCGCGAGGCATCACGGGAAAGCCGCGTCACGGCGACAGCGCGATCGCAGGTGCGCTCGCCTACTACGCCAGCAAAATGAACCCGACTGAGATTTCATACCTCCCAGCGCCTCGTCGTCACGCCAACCCCGACTTGGAAGCAGTGCGCCCGGGAGACCCTCTGCTCGAAGATCTGGGGACGCATCGCGAATGGTCTTTCGGGACAGGCGCCTGGTGACCTGGCCTCGCGCTAGAAACCGTACACTACTCGGTAGCGGGCTCAACCACGGAGATTAAGCATGACACTGTACGACGCTTACGGCCGGCCGGTTGATACCGCTCCCCTGCGAGAGGAGCAGGCGGGTCCGACGCTGGCCGGTATACGGAATATCTATTCCGTAATGCATCCTACGGTTGGGCTGACCCCGGAGAAGCTTACTGCTATTCTGCGTCAGGCCGAATTTGGCGATCCCTTTTTATACCTCGAACTTGCCGAGGAGATGGAGGAGAAGGATACTCACTATCTCTCGGTTCTCGAAACGCGCAAGCAGACTCTGGCGCAGCTTGATCTGGTCGTCCGCCCGGCTTCTTCGGCAGCCGGCGATATTCGCACCGCCGATCTCCTTAGCGATGTTCTTTTCAACGGATCCTTTCAGCTCGAGGACGTCCTCTTCGACCTCCTGGACGCAATCGGTAAAGGCTATTCCGTGGCGGAGATCATCTGGGACACTTCCGGCAAGCAGTGGGTTCCCCGACAACTCAAATGGCGCGACCCGCGATGGTTTCTCTTCGACTGGATAAGCGGTGAACAACTCCTTGTCCGTACTCTCGATGGCCAAGCCGTGTCTTCCGAGAAAAGAGATGGCTACAGGCACCTCGAACCGCGTTTCTCCTCGCGATCTTCGTCCGCCGATGGCGTCGGTTGGCTAGCGGGAATACAGCCGATGACCGCGCCGCTCGCACCCTTCAAGTTCGTCGTCCATTTCGCCAAAGCCAAATCCGGACTGCCGATAAGAGGTGGTCTCGCTCGAGCGGCCGGATGGTCCTACCTATTCAAGAACTACATACTCAAGGACTGGGTGACCTTTTCTGAGGTCTACGGACAACCGCTACGAGTGGGGAAGTATAATGCGGGTGCAACCGAGTCAGACAAGCGAACCCTCCTCCGTGCTGTGGCGAATATAGGAAGCGACGCGGCGGCGATAATTCCCGAATCGATGATCATCGAATTCACCGAAGCACGCCAGGCCGGCAGCACAGATCTCTACGAGCGTTTCTGCGAGTACATCGACCGTCAAGTGAGCAAGGCCGTCCTCGGCCAAACCCTAACGTCCGATCTGCCGCGCGGTGCGGGTTCTCGCGCCGCCGCTCAAGTGCATGACGGTGTGCGACGCGACATCCTTGGCGCAGACGCTCGCCGGCTGGCCGCAACCCTCACGCGCGACCTGGTCAAGCCTATCATCGATCTCAACATAGGTCCGCAGCGGCATTACCCCCAGCTTCAATTTGCCCTTCCGGATGACCAAGATGCCAAGACTTTCGCCGACATCGTCGCGGAGCTTGTAGATCGCGGCTTGCGCGTCGGTCAAAGCGCGGTCCTGGATCGGCTCGGCCTGCCTGAACCCGCGGCAGACGAGTCCGTCCTCGAACCTATTACCCGACCCAACTAGCTATGGTTGTTTACGAGATACTCACTACTCAGCCAACTGCGATTAAAGAATATTTGCTAGTGAAGCATTTCACCCTGACGTAAGAGATCACAATCTGAGAAACTCCACCACGATGAACGACTTAGTAGTCAACCGGTCGACAGACAAGTCCGATGGAATCGCCGTCCACGGAATAACCTTGGCCGACACCGGCGCGGCTCCAGAATGGATCGAGCTGCTCCCCGCTGGAGTCTTTAGCGGGCGCGACGGACGCGGGCCCTATAGGCTGTCGAACCCGAACGACGTCATCGCGGCGACGCGCAAAACCGAATTGCCCACCGGAATACCGATCGACTACGACCACGCCACCGATCTCGCCGCACCCGAGGGTCGCCCTGCCCCTGCCGCCGGATGGATTCGTGAACTAGCGGTGCGTGACGGCGCCATCTGGGGACGAGTTGAGTGGACGCAACATGGCGCCGCCGCCGTAACCACCCACGAGTATCGCTATATCTCGCCAGTGTTCGAGCACGCCCCGGATGGAAACGTCGCGCGCCTCCTCCGGGCGGCGTTGACCAACAACCCCAATCTCTACCTCACAGCTATCTCGGCGAGCACTACCGTCAACGAAATTGATAAGACTCCGGTCGGCGAGATCCGGGACTCATTGGCGCTCGAGCTATGTACGCTTCTCGGCATCGCCGAGGCTGCTTCCAGCGTCGAAATCGTCGACGCCGTGCGCACCCTTGCGGCGAATAAACTAGTAAATGGTAGGACCAAACAGCCCGCAGCAAGTTCTTCGACTGCTGAAGCGCGACGCGCGGACAGCCATGAGCATCTCGTTCCCGCTGCTCAGTTTCAACAGACGCTCACTGCACTGAACGGCCTGCAAGCGGCAAGGGCCTACGAGCGCGCAGAGCACGCTGTGAGCGAAGCCCTGCGCGCCGGCAAGTTAGTACCCGCGCAGCGCGACTGGGCGATCGCGTATTGCACTGCTGATTTTCAGGATTTCAGTAGCTTTATATCCAGGCAGCCGACACTCGCCCTAGGCGAATCGGAATGGAACACCCTATCGGCGCTCGGCAATCAATCGAGCACCAACACGCACTCAACTGAATCATTAACTAGTCGAGTCGAGCGTAGTATCTGCGCGACCCTTGGAATCGATCACAAAGACTTCCTCGTCCATAAGAGTCAACGGTATGAAACGCTCGGTCGATCCACTGCCGACGGCAATGCAGCTTCCGGCGCTGTTGGGAAGAGATAACAAGTCTCGCGACGATGCCCACGTTGCATCGATAGCCTCCAAACGAGGTCATCTGAAGCGGCGGGCAAAATGGTGACACGATGGCAGCATTGACAAATTCGCGTAACACTCCCGAACGCTGGAGATGTTTTCGTGTCCGAGTGTGACAATTTGGGCGGAAGCAGACGCAGGGAAAGTCGTCGACTGTGCGGGAACCGCCGTCGCACCACTGCCGTTGCTGGCCGAGACGGAGTTGTCGTCGACTGCGTATGCGAGTTGCCCTATCTGGGGCTCGCCGATGGACCCGTCGTTGACCGAGTACATGAAGACGCCGCGCCGAGCCACGATCGACACTGCGCCCGCCGATCCGGTGTTAATTGCATCTTGTCCCGGAACCCCACCGTAGGTCATTTCCGCTCGGCCGAGGATCGAGAGGGTCGGAATGCTCGACGCCGGCACCGCGTTACCGTTGCTGTCCAGGGCTACGATGCTCCCTAGATAGACAGTGGTACTGGCCTCGACGGGATAGACTTGCATCCGGCCTCCGTCGGCCATCTCGAGTACATAGCACGTCCGGCGGCGGCACCGTATATACGGAAGGCACCGATTACACAGTCAACTATCAAAGCGGTTTGATTATGCTGATCGTAGGTGGCGGAATCGCAGCCGCCGCTACCGTCTTCGTTGACTATAACTGGGGCCCGCCGACACGAAGCCCGGCGGGACGGATCGTCAATCTCGATCCAAGTGGACAGGTGTGGATCAATTTCTGGCGCCAGACCTAGACTACGCAATCAATTCGAGACCACGGCGTCGCGTCTAAACAAATCATGGGTTCCAGCGATACTAGGGTAGACACACAATGGAAATAACCGCTGCAAACTTAACCGCTCTATTCACTGGATTCGACGTCATCTTTCAGCGCGGCTTCGACAAGCCCCCATCCTATTACGAGCAGATAGCAACTATCGTACGCTCGACGTCGCGTCAGACGGTCTATCCATGGCTTGGGCGGACGACCCATTTCCGCGAATGGCTGGGCGATCGCGTTGTCCAGGCCCTTGAGACTCACACCTATACGATCGTGAACAAGGACTTCGAAGACACGATCAGTATAGGGCGCAATGACATCGAAGACGACAACTATGGAGTCTACGAACCCGTTATCGAGCAACTAGGTTGGGACGCAAGGGTTCATCCGGATGTACTTCTCTTCTCCATGATAAAGAACGCCGTGACGACACCGTCCAGTGTGCTCGCCTATGACAATTTGCCTTTCTTTTCGGCCGCGCATCCGGTTGGCCCGCTTGGCGCTGCGGGCGATACTCGCGATTCCACGGCTTCGAACATAAATACCACGGGGACCGGACCTTACTGGTTTCTACTCGACGCTTCGCGAGTGGTGCGTCCCTTCATTTTTCAACTGCGACGTGAGTACGCGGTGACTCGTATGAATACTCTCACCGACGAAGGAGTCTTCAACCGGCGCGAGTTCCGCTTCGGAGTTGATGCGAGAGCGAATACGGGAGTCGGCTTGTGGCAGTTGGCATATGCCGCCAACACCGACTTGAGTAATCCGACCAACTACGGCGCGGCACGCGCGGCGATGCGTTCGATCAAGACCGATGCGGGGTTGCCCTTCGGAGCGCTCGCCGGCCGCAAGGACATTTACCTGTTGGTGCCACCAGAGCTCGAAGAGGTCGCCAGCCAACTTCTTCATTCCGATTTCATGGTTGGTGCGGGTGCAAGTTCGGGCGTAGCCACTGGCAACATATGGAAGAGCACCGCGGAACTCATCGTTAGCGAGTATCTGTCCTAATCGGTCAGTTTAGTAAGAACCAGAGACCAGAAGATGATCTACGCGACTTCCGACGACATGATTGCGCGCTATCCGAATCGAGACCTCGTACAATTGAGCAATGAGGATCCGACGCAGACCACGGTGAATACGGCGCCAATCGACCAGGCGATCGAGGACGCATCAGCGGAAATCGACGGTTATCTTGAAAGCCGCTTTGCCTTGCCTCTGACGGATCCACCCGCGGTGCTGAATCGCCTGACATGCGATATAGCGATGTATCGGCTGCAATCGCTCAGGCCACTGCACGATATGGCTGACGCCCGTAAACGCTATGACGATGCGCTGACCTTGCTCCTGCGCGTAGCGCGTGGCGAGGTCACCCTCGGGCTGGCCGCCGACAATCTCGAGCCGCCGCAAAGTCCGGGATCCGTAGTAACTGAGATCGGTGGTGAACATCCGGGTACGCTGCGAATCTTCAATCGCGGATCGCTCAAAGGTTTTTAGTTGGCTGCTACCGCACTAGATAGACTTTGGACAGGAGGCACTTTCGCGCTGCCGACTCCTATCGATATCGCTACTATCGAAGTTGCTATCGTCACTCAGCTCCAGTCGGTTATCAATACGATCGAAATCTCGCATTACCCCGATCGACCCGAGAGCTACCGCCTGACTCATCGAATCGGCGCCGCACTGGTGCGTTACGACGGAGCGAAGTACGGCCCGTTGCTCGACACGGCGGCGATTGTGCAACAGCGCCGACTCGGCTTTCAGGTAATCGTGATGACGCGTGACCTGGGTTGGAGCTATGGCGGTCAGACGGACGGTACGAGCCCGGGAGCCTACGCGATAATCGAAGCGGTTCGTGCGGCGCTAACCGGCTTTCAAATACCCGGCTGCACTAAAATGTTTCCGGAAAGCGAAAAGTTCGTCGAGCGAGACAAGCAAGGAGCGGTATGGGTATACACCATCGCTTTTGCACTCACGACAATGGCGGTGGAACCCTCTAGCGCCGAGAGTCTTCCGCTCTTCGTCAGAGGGGCTGCGCTGGAAGAAGGCGGTATGACTGCCAGCGTCGTCGAGGGCTCGTTCACCTTCGACAGCGACGACCAAATCAATCTTCCGCAAGGCGAAGTCGGGATGCCACGCGAGGAGATCGCGGCGCGAATCGGTCCGGCCCTGCGCGCGGTGGGGCTGGCCGGATTCGACGATCGCGATCCGACGTCGTTGTCGGGTGGTGAGATATCACTAAACTGACGATCTCCAACCCGAGCACCGGGACAGTTTATGCTATCGGTACTGACTATAGTCTCGATTCGGTGAACGGGATCATAAGCCGCAATTCAACCGGCTCAATCGTCGCCGATACATCGGTCGCAATCGCCTACAGTTATTCAGACACGGTCATTGCTCTCGCTAGCGGCGGGAACGTGCCAACCGCACCTACCAACTAATTGTCATCATCACAGCACAACAATCGCTACTAAACGGTGAAATGAAATGGCAGTATCTTTCCTGCACGGAGTGGAGACCATCGAGACGACGACGGGTCCTGCACCTATCACGGTCGTCAAGTCTTCAGTGATTGGCCTTGTCGGCACGGCACCCCTCTGGGCGGTTGCGTCTCCGGCGACAGCTCCTGCGATAAATTCACCAAGCTTGGTAAACTCCGCGCGCGATGCTGCGAACTTCGGTCCCGCGGTCCAAGGCTATTCGATCCCATACGCCCTTGCGGCGATTCAGGCACAAGGCGCCGGCCAGGTTGTGGTCGTGAATGTCTTCGACAGTTCAGTTCATAACTCCGACCTCGTAATGCCGCTTACCTTTAACAGCGCCGGTGCGATCAACCTCGGACACATGGGAGTTACCGGCCTGGCGTTGGTGCCGACCGCAACGACCGCGGTAAGCGCTGAGCATCAGACTTTCACTGGAACTCCAGCGGCGATTTCACTCGTGCATGATAATATCGAAGCCTCGAGCGTGGTGCTGACCAGCAATCCCGCCGGAACTACGTATGTTCAGGGCACCGATTACGTCGTCGACGCTCGCACTGCGCTGATTACCTGCGTGGCCGGCGGCGCAATCACAGCGACTGAATCGGTCTTGGTCACTTATAGCTACTATTCCGGAACGCCCTTTTCCGCCACCACCGACTATTCGGTGGACTTCGTCAATGGCGTTGTCACCCGGCTCGCGAGCGGCGCCATAGGATCTGGCGCCACGGTAATCGCATCATTCAATTATTCCGATCCGAGTAAAGTCGTCGATTCGGAGATTATCGGCGCGGTAACTGGAACAACTTACACCGGAATCCAGGCATTGCTGACTACCTATGGGACTATGGGATTCTTTCCCAAGGTGCTGATCGCTCCCGGCTACGCGCAAAACGCCGACGTTGCCTCAGCTCTGATATCACTCGCCGATACTGTCCGTGCAGTCGCCCTCATCGACTCGCCGCCTTCAACGTCCCCCGCAACTGCGGTAGCCAATAGAGGCGTGGTGAATAACGCCTTCGACACCAGTTCGACTCGTGCGGTTCTGTGCTATCCGCAGGAAACTTTTTACGATACGGGTCTGGTGCCCACAGGGATTACGCTTAACGGGACGCTTCCCGTGCCCAGCAGCGCTAATGTGAACTCAGTGGGCCCATACTCACAGTGGGTTGCGGGAGCAATTGCCGCTCAGGACTTGCAGAATGGCTATTGGTGGTCACCTTCAAACGTCGAGGTTAACGGCGTTCTTGGACCCGATGTCACGTTGTACGCTTCAATCCTGGATCCTAATTCGGACGTCAATAACCTGAACTCGGAAGGGATCGTCACCGTGTTCAATGCTTACGGCACGGGTCTCCGTGTTTGGGGAAACCGCAATGCCGGATACCCCGATGTGACGACGCCCGACAACTTTATCAGCGTGAGAAGGACAATGGACGTCCTCGAAGAGTCGGTCGAACTCTCGATGCTCCAGTTCCTCGATCAACCTATCAGCAATGGACTGATTACGGCGATCCTCGCGAGCGTCAACGCGTTCATCCGAACACTGATCCAGCGCGGAGCTTTAGTTGCAGGAACTGCAAGCTATAATCCCGCCGACAATCCGCCCAATACCGTCGCCGGCGGTCAGCTGGTTTTTGAAATTGACGTCATGCCGCCGCCCCCAGCGGAACGAATCACCTTTGACGTTTTCCTCGACTCTACTCTCCTCAGTCAACTCGGCACGACTTCCTCTCAGACCGGTACAGCCGCGAACGCCTAGCGCCCTGGCCGCACTATACTAGCCGGGTCAAACACTAATCGCCGCACCGTAAGGTTACCACGATGGATATTTCAGTAAATCGACTTACTAACGCCAACATTTATATCGACGGCACTGGCCTTCTCGGCCGCGCGGAGGAAATCGAAGTCAGCCAGCCGCGTCATCGAATGGCCGATCACAAGGCATTAGGCATGGCGGGAACGGCTGAATTCTGGGCGGGAGTGGACAAGCTCGAAGCAAAGATAAAATGGGCGTCGGTATATCCTGAGGCGGTTACCGCGGCCGCCTCACCATTCACCTCGCATTCGTTTCAAGTGCGCGGCAGCCTCGAGCAGTACACAAGCCAAGGTCGCACGGCGGAATTGCCGGTAGTTCACTTGATGACCGGGGTTTTCAAAGATGCCGGCGGGCTCGCCTTTCGTCAGCATGAAAACGTGGACTCGACTTCCACAATCACCGTTTATCATTCGGAGCTATACATCGCCGGGACGCAAATCTATCTATACGACGTTTTGGCTAATATCTACGTCGTCGACGGTGTCGATCAGCTGGCCCAATTTCGCGCGAACCTGGGGGGCTAGTCATTTGGTCACAAGATCAACTAGTGAGGGCAAGTCCGATGCGAACGAGTGGAAGCGAAATAATTAAAGATGTGAAGCATACCGTCCTGCCGTCGGGACGCACTGTTAGCATTCGAGCAGGAAAAGGACGCGATCTCATGCGTGCGCATCGCGTGGCCGCGGGAAATCCCGAGCCATTGGCAGTATCTTTCGCGTTAGTAGCTGAACTCGCAGAGATCGACGGCAGGCCGATCGTGTACGAAGACATCCTGGAAATGGTGCTTGAAGACGTGCTGGCCCTACAGGACGAGGTGCTAGGCGGCGGCAACAATGGTGCAAATTTTTTTTCAGCCACGAAGCCGACGGCTCCAGCGACCGACTCCCGGGGCCAAGAACCATCGCAAACCTTATCGGCTTCGGATTCACATACTCGGAGCTAGTCGCAATGGATCTCCGGGAACTCATGTACTGGACGGAGCTAACTGCTTTGCACCTGGCATCTATCGCCACAGCTCCCGGCGAAGACTGAGACAGTTCCCATATCAAATCGGATAGAAAGACGCGATGGCCAGACGAGTTTACGCGGGAAATCTGAACTTCGACCTCACGGACGCTGGACTGCGCGCCGTATTCGCGCGTGTCGGCGGCGTCGAGCATGCTGTGGTGATGAGAGATCGCTGGACCGGACTATCACGAGGCTTCGGATTCGTCGACATGATGACGGGTGAGGACGCCGAGGCCGCGATCGGCGAGCTCAACGGGACTGAGGTAATGGGACGACCTCTTCGCGTAGCGCCGGCTAAGCCTCGCGAAAATAGTTCACCTCAAGCATCGTCGGTAGAAAGCAGGTCTGATTAGTGAGTAGCAAAGACAAGGTGCTTGGGACCCATACTATATTCGAGGGACGTCCTTCGAGTCTGTCCTCGGTCGCAAAGCGCTTTGCGCGCCTTAGCGATCAGCTAATTTTGCTCAGTTCTGATGCCAGATTGTTCGAGCGGCTTCACTCGATTAGCAACAAGGTTCGACTGCTCACGGCCGTCCATCCAAGCCGCGCTAATGCTCGGGATGCACGATCCTTGCCTCCCACGACGAGACGACTAGCCGGGTCTCTGCAGGACGGTTCCCTCATCAAACTTATGCGCTGGGCGATCGCGAAACCTATCACTGTCGCCAATGCGATCTCTCGTGTCCCTATTCTCCCAGGATCACGTCTGCCCTCCGCTCCTTTCTTGCAGCCTCGATCGGCGACGCCTAACGATAATCGGCGAGCCGACAAAACGGTAAAATCGAGACGGGCCTATTCCGAAGAGTCTCCGAAAAGATTCGGCTCCACTCATCTCTCGCAGTCACTATATATGTCGATCGAATCGGCGCGCGGCATACATCGGTCAGGCATCACAGGCTTGAATCGAACAGGGGTTCAACCGTCGAGATTTTCGTCTCGTGGAGTCGATTTGCTTTCGACTGGGCGAAATGCGGGCGGCTATAAGAACTATCCTAATGACATTGATAACCACGCCCTGGCAGGGGACGTGACAGGACGCTCTAGTACTTACCGTATTGCGCCTTCGCGTTTGGCGTCCAAATTGCCGGTTGAGTCTGGTTGGGGGCTCCACTCGCGCCATCTATTACAAGTCGGGACCGCGTCAGTTGACGCTCTAGGCCGCATGTTGTTCTTACTTTCTGGTCGGGAGAATGGGATCGCAAGCGCGAAATTTGTCAGGCGCTATACGGTAGAGAATATTCGGCGAGCGATGGCCCTTCGACAACACGATTTTCGACGTCACTCGATCAAAAAGCATTCCGTCGGTAACGACTCGTCGTTTGCGGCCGATAGTGCGCCTCTCAGAGTGAACAACTCCGCCCGCCATCCAAATCGAGAAACTCGTTTGGGGGCCCGCAAAATCATTGTCAACTACTCTCCCACTCTTGTAGTGCAGGGCGGTTCGAATGTGCCGGACGTCGAAGCACGCCTACTCGAAGCGATTAGCCGCAGTGGATACGAACTCGCCAAAATCCTGGATCGTGAGTATGCGAGGCGCGCCCGCGTAGAACTCTTATAGGTCTAACGGTTGAAGTAATGTTCGCAACCTTCGGTGCAATAGTCTTTGAAGTGATCACCGCGCCCGAAAACCTCGAATCGACGAGGCGGTGGAACTACACCGAGCATCATGTCGTGGAAAGTCAGTCCCTGCTTCAGTGGGTGGGCGATGGCCTTGAGACAATCGCGATAGAGATGATGTTCCACGCTTCTTTCACCAATCCCGGTTTGCAAGTTGCGGCCTTGCAATTGGCCGCCTCGGGCCATTTAGCCTATCCGCTCGTTTTCGGAAACGGGGACCATCGAGGTTATTTCGTAGTTACATCGATGAGAGTGACATCGCGTCATATGGCGTCCGACGGCAGTCCGATCATGATCGCGGTGCGAGCGGAACTCAAACAGTGGCCTTTGGAGGCGACGATAAATTCGGGCGTATCATTGTCACTACCGTTTACTCCGATCGGAATTGTAGCTGCGGCCGCCGGCGCGCCAACGGGACCGATTGCGTATTCCACACCGTCTGGCATAACCAGCACTCCCGTGTCGCCGGCTACTGCGTATTCTCAGCCGGAACTTGCGGCGCCAGGCGTGTCTTCCTTGTTGAGCCAGCCTTCCGAGGCCAACGCGATAGGCGCGTCCTTTTTTACAGATATCGCACCGGCGACGATCGTACGGAGCGGCGACTGACTTCTATCGCCAACTCCGGAGTATCCATAACTAGAGTCAACGCAACGAGTAATGACCACTCAGCTTCTTATTCATCAGACTATCGCGGGGGAACGGTGGGACACGCTGGCATGGAACTATTACGGCGATCCGACGTTGTTTTCACCGATTATCATGGCGAATCCGAGTATCCCGATAGAATCGGTATTCGAGGCGGGATTGTCGATGGGTATTCCCATATTGCAGGTAGCACCGGCCAGTCCAGAGAACCTGCCCCCCTGGAAAAGCTCAAGTTAGCGACTGACGTCAAGCACGGAAGCTTTGCGAGCTGCGGCAAGCCATTAATAGCACCTCCAGACGATAATGAGCGCCTCATTAGCATATTCGGTCCGAACGCCCCAATGGATACTCACATATGCCGGCGTGAATATCTCGGGTGATATATCCGGTATGGTGCGCGAGATTGTCTATACCGATCGATTAAGCGGAGCCGCGGGGGAGATTGAAGTTGAACTGGAAGACCACGACAAGCTTTGGCAAGGCCCCTGGTATCCGCAAGATGGCGACCTTACGAATCTGAATCTTGGATACGCGAATGAAGCTCTGTTGCCATGCGGGGATTTTCAGGTGGACGATTTGGAACTCGAGTTTCCTCCCGACATTTTTCGGCTCCGCTGCCTAGCCGCCTACATAACTCCCGCGATGCGGACACTCAACTCAGTCGGTTTCGAAAACCAGACGTTGGTGCAGATAGCCGGCACTGTCGCGGCCAAATACAACCTCATATTGGTCTCGGCATCGGGTCTGGAGAATGTGTCCTTCGCCCGAGTGACGCAGTCGCGCGAGAGCGACCTCGGGTTTCTCCATCGCCTGGCTAGAAACCACGACTATGATTTTACAATCCGCGGTAACCAGATGGTTTTCTATACGAGGGCGGCACTTGAATCCCAATCTCCTTCGCTTGCTATTTCCCGCTCCGACCTTCTTCGAGGCGACTTCAGGAGCAAGACGCATAGAATCTTCAAATCGGCGCAGGTGAGTTACCAGAATCCCGCTTTGAAGCAGTTACTGAGCAATACGGTGCAGGCGGCACCAGTCCCGGCGCCGACCGACACGCTGAAGGTCATCGCCCGCTGCGAGAATGGACAGCAGGCATTGTTGAAATCGCAAAGTGCAATACATGGCGCCAACATGACGCAGACGACCGCGCGGCTCGAGTTGGTCGGAGATCCCGCGCTCTGCGCGGGTAACACGATCACGGTCGCGGGATTCGGTGCGAACGACGGCATCTACCTAATCGAGACGGCGCGTCATCGAGTGAGCCGAGCGACCGGATATGTAACGGAAATCGAAGCGAGACAGGTGCCCGAGTTATGAGCTGCGACACGCGAGATAGAGACGACCTGCGAGCGGTCTTTCGAGTAGGTATCGTGGCGGTCCAGGATACGCAACTTTGTCGAGTCCGCGTGACCTTTCCGGATCGCGACCAAATGCAGAGCTGGTGGTTGCCCGTGATCTTGCCGAAGACTCAGAACGACAAGGCTTACTGGATTCCCGATGTTGGCGAACAGGTGGTGTGCCTGATGAACGCGCATGACGAGGATGGAGCCGTAATCGGAGCGATATACTCGGCAGTGGATTCGACACCGGTTAATAGTCCCGACGTATTCTATCTCTCAACTAAGGATGGTGCGTCGTTCGAATACAACAGAGCCTCACACGCGCTGCAGATTAATATTCCCACAGGGGGAACAGTGACGATCAGCGCGAACGGAGCGCAAATCGCAATCGACAATCTCGGCGACGTGAAGTTAACGACCCTGGGGCTGATTCAACTTGGAACGGCCGGACTCAAGGGTGTCGCTCGGTTGGGAGATACGGTTAACTGTCCCGCCGGTATCGGGACGATCGTCACTGCGAGCGTGAATGTACTCGCGGAATAGAGTTCGTATCGATGCTTATGCAGTCTCAATGCATTTAATAAGAGGATCGGCCGGGCAATGGCAGGCGGAGTATTTACCTTAGCCGATATCACTTCGGCTGATTGGTCGCTGGCGCTCGATACGCCGGGCTTTCCGGGATCGGGCATTGGGCGCGTCGTCCAGGGCGTCGCCGACGTAAGCCAGTGCATAGGCATAATACTAACCACACCAAAAGGCAGCGACCCGCTTCGCCCGACGTTCGGCGCCGATATCTGGCGATATATCGATAGCCCGATCAATTCGGCGATACCGTCGATCGTGCGCGAAGTGAGTGAGGCGATTACGTTGTGGGAACCGCGGGTGACACTGATCGGAGTGACGGCGCAACCCGCTCAAGACGACAGCACCCAGTCTATCGCACATCTTGCGGTGAATGTGACGTGGCAACTGAAGTTGAGCACTAATGGAGCGACGCCGTCGCCCTTGGCAACGTCCCAGATAACAACCGTAACGGTTCCTCCGCTATGATTGCTTATCGACAAAATTGCATCGCGAACCTGCTGTCGCCGGCGCGTTTATGCAACCGAGGCGGTTCATCGGAGCTGCAACCTCTTCCTCGCGCACGATCCCGCGACCAAATCGACGGAGGGCTAGAATAGTGGGAGCAGGAATTCCGTTACTGCCAGCTCCGGTCTTCGTCAACGATGCGGACGGGCTCGATCCTAACCTGGTTCTCGCCGATATGATCGCGGAGTTCGAAGCGGCGGCGGGCCGGACGCTGATGCCGGCGCAGGTGGAACGGCTGTTAATCAATCTCTACGCCTATCGAGAATCGTTGCTGCGCAACGCGATCCAATACGTCGGCCAGCAGAATTTGTTGGCGTACGCGGCGTTCCCGATGATCGACTATCTCGGTCAATTGCTGGGCGTCACCCGGCTCGCGGCGCAGAGCGCGACGACGATTTTGCAGTTCACCTTGGCGAACGCGCTCAGTATTGCATATACGATAGTCGCGGGGACGCAAGTCGGCACCTACGATGGCTTGGCCGCATTCGCGACCAACGACGCACTGACTATTCCGGCGGGACAGACAACGGGCAGCGTCACCGGGACGGCGGTCGTCGCGGGCACGGAAGCGAATGGTTACCTGGTTGGACAGGTGAATATCCTGTTGAATCCGAGCGTGCTGGTCGCTGCGGCTGCCAACACGACAGTGACTACCGGGGGTTCGGCTCCCGAAACCGATGACCATCTGCGGACGCGAATACAGGCCGCGCCTAATCAATTCAGCGTGGCAGGTCCGACCGGGGCGTATCGCTATTACGCATTGAGCGCCGACCCTTCGATTATCGACGTCCAGGTGACTTCGACCGCGCCGGGAGAGGTGAGTCTCTACGTTCTGACCGGCCCGATAACTCAACAACCAGCATCATCACCCAATAACGCGGGTGTCGCGGGTTCTACCCTCTTAAGCGAAGTGGAAAACGTGTTGAGCGCCGACGACGTACGTCCGTTGACCGATACGGTTAACGCGCTGGCGGTTACCGAAGTGGATTACCAAATTACCGGAGTCGTCACGCTTTATACCGATGCCGAACCGGTATCGACGATGGGAAACGCCAATGCGGCGGCGCAAAGTTATGCGATCGCACTGGCGTCGCGAATACAGCGCGATATCGTGCCCAGCCAGATCATCGAAGCCTTGTCGATAGCGGGCGTCTATGAGGTAACCCTGACGTCTCCCAGCTATACGCCACTTAGCACGGGTCAGTGGGCGAACTGCACTTCGATTTCGCTGACGCAGGCGATTGGACCAATAGGTAGTTAGCGGCGCTTCACCGGCGGAAATGAAATGGCGCAACTGACGATTCAGCCTTCGATCAATGACTTGCGCAGCCAATCGTTGCTGCCGCTGATCGAACGTCTGGGAGCGCTCGACCTCACTCCTATACTAGTGTATCGACTCGATTCGGTACCGGACAGCGCGTTGGTGTCGCTCGCATGGCAATTCGACATGCTAGCGCCGGAATGGCAGATCGGCGCGGCCGTCACGGAATCGATCGACGCACTGACTGATATAGATACGCTGACTGATATCGATACTCTCAGTTCATCGGCCAGCGGCACGGGTGTTTCGGATGCGGTGTCATCGGACGCCAGCTCATGGCGGACCTTGCTCAAGGCAGCGATTCCGCTTCATCGGACACGCGGGACGCCGTACGCGATCAAAACCGCGCTGGCGACACTGGGCTGGAACGGCGTGACGATCCGGGAGGGACAGTCGAGCTGGGGAGGGACAACCTGGCCTTCCAGCCAGGGATGGGCCGTGTTTCGCGTCTACCTCAATATGGCCGCGGGTCAAGGGGCGTCGAGCGGAGACACGACTCGAGCGATCGCGGCGATCAACTTTTTCAAGCCGACGCGGGCGCTGCTCGACTCATTGTGGTTCAATGCGGCGCCGATTATCGACACGGCGCCGAGCCCCGGCGATTTCGTTCAGTCGATTTTCCTGCAGAACGATATCGCGCCGACACCGCTGGACACTATCAGCGCCCCCGGCTGGCCGATGAGCGATACGAAGAACGTCGCGCCAGTCTACAACGCCCATTTCCGGCATAGCGGAATTAACTACGACGCAAACGAGCCGGCGGCAGTGGACTCCGGAGTAGTCGTCAACGGCATTCCGATTGCGGCGAGAGAATGACCAACCGATCAGAGTTTTTATCAGAATCGTTGCGCAGTCTTCGTTTGCGCGCGCAGCCGCAAAATCAAGTTCTTACGAGGGGCCCATGCGACCTAAAGGAATAGTCAGACTATATACGCGCGGGCGGCTGTTGTGGGAAGAGGAAAACCTATTCGTCGATGCCGGGCTGCCGTTGCTGGCGAGTCTTATCGCCGGCGTAACGACAGGCCAGTATGTAACGGCGATGGGGTTCGGCTCGAGCGGCACCGCGCCGACGACGAGCGATACTGTCCTGGGCGGAACGCCGGCGTACTATAACGCGATCGGCGCGACCAGCTTTCCGTCGCCGGGTAGCGTGCAATTCGATTACTCACTGGCGGCGAGCGACTACGGCGCTATCGGGATTACGATTCAGGAGCTGGGCCTCTTCGCAAATTCGACGGCGATCGCATTGCCCTCCGCTGTCGGATCGGTGAATCCGTCGTGGGCGGCCAGTACCGCAAAGACGGTCGCGAACCTGATTGTCGATAGCAACAACAATATTCAGTACTGCTCCACGGCCGGAACCACCGGAACGGCGGCGCCGGCGTGGGCGACGACGTTCGGGAGTACGACCAGCGACAATGGAGTCGTATGGACGCTGGTGGCTTTCAACAACCAACCAACCCCGCTGGTCGCCCACGTG